TGAGCACTTAAAGAACCAACGAACAGACCGACGTTGTAGAAGTATGTAGCATTTTCGCCTGTTCCAGCGTACCCACCAGCAAATGGAAAATCTGGTATAGATGCAGACCAAACATATCCGGATGAGCCATTTGCAGAAAGGGTGGCCTGCGCAGTGACTGCGCAAAGGTAGTACCCGTTCCCAAATGGGGTCACCGAGCAACTGAGCACACCTACCTCAAAAGTGACTTCACCCCTAAGCAAGTCAAAGTTGGCAAAAGAAGGTCCTCTGAATGCGTCAAAGGGGAAAGGAATTTGAACATATCGCTGTGATCCAGCTTTAGCCAAGACCGCCTGCGTATAAACGTTGCCTGCAACGAAGCTATAGATATAGCAGCTCAGCGCGTGCGTGAAGTTATCTGAATTGTCCACAACAGCGAATGCAGAGGTCCCACCAAACGGATCTGGCTGACCTGTTGCCACTGTTGCTGAGTTTTTACCCCAATACCCGACTGTTGGGTCGTTAGAATAAAGAACATTATTCGTAATCGTAAGAACAGGATTCTGAACAGAAGGCGAACAATCGTTCAAGAGACCAACACTAGAACCAATCGACGTAACAGGGACAGACCCAGAATTGTCCTGAAATGCAATGTTTTTCTGTGAAAGATTCAAATAATTAATCCGAGACTGAGGAATGTAATCAGAAGGGGCGCCCGCAATTTCACACTGACCACCCCAAGCATGAATGACAACCCCTGTGCCAAGTGTGTTTGCGCCACCGATTTGCCAATAGCAAGTCTGAGTCGTCGTAGCAGTTCCGGTAAAAGTATATCGTTGCCATGTGTCTGTCACCGTAATCGTCTTGTTTCCAATATTCGGAGTCAGATAAACATTTCCTGTCCAAGTACCAGACGGCACCTTGAGCCAGATGCTGCCCGTGTAGGTTACGCCGTTTATTGCAGAAAAAGAATGCGAGAAAAATGTGTCTGCAAGTGTTCCTGTTATGGACGATGCGGTCTGAGTTCCATCTGGAGCAATGATAGAACCAGGAGAAAGGTTCACTCCGTTTTTAAGCCAACCAGGACCAAACGACTCTGGGTCTGTCAAAAAGTTGGCCTTTCCCAATTTAGCAATCGAAACATAAGGAGAAGCAGAGGATCCCAGTTCTAGTTGAGCCCCCCAGACATAGCCTGTTGCTGTTGCAGCGTTATCAGTTCCGTCGATTGAAATCGAAGACGAGGAAAAGGTGAAATACACCCCAACGTTCGGTGCATTGTCGCTCATTGCAGAAAGAGTCACACGATACCAACCATCTCCCACTGCATTGATACTAGAATTGACGTTAGTAAAAGACCCCCAAGCAATAGGAGCAGATGCAACCGTGCCAGTCTGAAGATCGAAAATTACGTCGGCTCTAGAAGGATAAATTCCTTGTGTCCTCATCGCAAAATAACGACCAGAACCTTGCTTAACATGAATAGAGTAAGTGTAAGGAAAAAGACCGGTGGTTTTCGGCAATGAAGACGCAGAATAGCAAGGTTCTGTCGTCGTTCTATTCCAAAAAGTACCGGTCATCGTCCCATCTGGAGAAACGATTGAACCATTTGAAAACGTAGGGGCACCAGTGTAACCCCAAAAAGTCGTATCCAGAAAATTCTCAGGAACAGAAATCAAATTTTGGGTAGACACAGCTACGCCACCCAGTTTTGAAACTGGGACATAGGGAGTAGCGACAGAACCTTCCTCTACCTTGAAAGCACCACACTTGACCGTAAAATCCGCTGTCGCAGAATCGGTAAACCCAGAAGCGACGATGGCAATTCTAGCTCTCAGTGCCAGCGAGGGGGCGGTAGACGTAACCGATACCCGCTTGTCATTAATCCCGTAAGCGTAAGGAGAAGATAGGTAAACCCCGTCACCGGTTTCGTAGACCATTACCAACTGAACCCCGTTAGGGTCTGGCAATACTCCCGAAATAACGGAAACCATGCCCGAAAGGGTGTAGGTTTTGTTCGGAGAAACAGCAAAGAAGCCACCCGCTGACTGAACAAAGTCAGTGTATCCCCCAGTCGTGAAAGTTCCAGACATGCGGATATTCACATATCGAGCGCCATCAGGATCGACAGGCAACCCAGTGATGCTATGAACCAGACCGAAATTAGGTTCTGTGGCAGACCAACCAGACGTACCTGCCCATGACGCACCAGATGCACCAATCGTGAAACCATAACCTTCTGGTGCCACGCACAGGTTAGGATTTGTCCCCAATGCTTCATCGGGAACATACCAGAGCGAACCCCCGTTTCTGGCGGAAGCCTCTCGCGCCTCCTTCTCCAAACGAACGGAGTTAGCAGCTTCAGAAATTTTGTTTTTTAGGAAAAGAGGATTCATTGTTTTCTAAGATTAATCTTGCAGAATGTCGGCAAACAGAGTAAAGACTTCGGCAGAAGCAGGCACATAGGCAGCACGGGCTTCAATGAAGGCATAGACGGTTTGACCAGAAGCCAGCTTGAAGAAAATGTCTGTGAAAGACAGATCAGCAGCACCCCAGGCACCATCTGTGAAGGCACGATCCATCGTCACATCTGCGGAGCCCAGATAATAGTTCACACCAGTCAGGGTCAGGGTAGATCCATCTCCAGCACCTACAGTGGGAGGGCTGTTGAAGAAATGAATGCGAAAGGAAGCGTTAGAAAGGCTCGTAGACGCCTTCAGGAGCCTTACCTTACGGATGACACCAGAACCACCAGAAACACGCGCTGCGGTCAGCGCAAGGGGCGTTACGGAGCCTGCTGATGTGGTGTTCGCAACAAGCTGCCCAGTAGCATAGGCAGTCGTGTTCGCAGATCGCGTAATAGACGATGCTACGTTGACTGTCGTGTTTCCGACAACCACTGTTTTGTCGGAAGCCAGCACGACCGGCGAAGAGTTGGCAGCGGTGGCCTGCCCAGGGCCGGGCAGGGTTTGAATGGTTTGTTGCGCACCCGAGGCGTCGAATACGGAAAGAGTTGGCATGTTATAATCCTTTTCTTTTATTTATACAGAGATTGCGCCCATCAAACCAAGATTGGCGTTATAACGGAAATCGTTTTGCCCTGTTCTTGTTGGGAACGTTAAATTGGGAACAGTGAAGTTCGATGTGTATCTAGCCACATTAGGAGTAATCCGAACCTGACCATAATACCCAGGCGAAGAGCCGGTGTCGTAGACGTTGTTGCCAAGTGCTGCAAAATCAGAATTCTGGAGACCTTGTGTCCCAATCGTTCCGCTTCCGACTGCAATGCCGTTCAGATAAATCGTCGCAGTATTCGAGTTCGTAATCACCATCGCAATGTGATTCCATTGACCGAGGTTCAGAATTGCAGATGTCGCATTGACCACGTAATACTCACGAGCATACAGGGACAATGCACCACTTGGTGCAATCATCAAATGAAATCCTGCTATGCTTCCTGTGTTTGTCGCAGACGAAAAGATTGGCTTTTCGTTCGATGTCGGGAAGGAAGTAGGATAGAACCACATTTCCAGAGTCGCCTGGGGATAAGCCATGTTAAACGCAGACGACGGATAGACACGGGAACCAGAACCAGCAGACCCATCGACGTGGAAAGTCGGGAGACTGAAATGCCGAACAGTGGAGTCAAAGGCAGAAGTCCCAGACGGCACCAATTGATTTCCATATTTGTCAAAACAGACCATCGCTGTTGTGGTAAATGTCGGGAAAGCGTTCGTCGGAGGTGTAAAACTTGTGGTATATCGAGCAACTCCTTTGGTGATACGGAATTGGCCCATGTAGCCAGACAGTGTTATGTCATTGTATACGGTTCCGATGACAGAAGCAAAGTCTGAACCATCAAGAGCAGGATAAGTCGAGCCAATGGTCCCGGTGCCCTGTAAAACCCCATTTGCGAACAAATATGCAGTGGTCCCCACAAAGCTAACCGCAATGTGATTCCAAGTGTTTAAAACGATTGCTCCAACTGGGCCAAAGGGGATGCAATAATATTCCCGCATGTAGAGACAAACTTGTCCTGAGCTATTCGAAGTGACGAAAAATCCACCCATGCCACCCGTGTTGGTGGCACTGCTGAAAAGGTTGTTCCGAAGCGCTGTTGGATAAATCCACCCCTCAACAGTCGAAGACGTTACACCAGAAAGATCCAGTGCGCTAGCAGGATTGATTGTGATTCGACCATTTCCAGCACCAGTCATGGCAATCGTCGGAAGCCCGAAATGTGTCATCGCATTCGTGACTGCAACACCATTTTCGCAATTGAAGGTGTTTCCCATCGTATCATGAATTACTGTGTCACCAGAGGTAGCAGATTCCATGTCCATCAGAGCAGTGACGAAGGAATAATATGGATCGCCACCAGACCCCAGACTCGATGTCACCATGTCAAAGGCAACAGAAACAGAGGACAATGAGGAGTCTTGATTTGGTCCAGAGTAATCGGGATTAGCAAGAGTTGGGACATTGAAGTTTGTCTGATACCGGGCATAGCCCTTCGTGATTCTCAGATCATCAATGAATCCCTTGAAAAGCCAATCGTTATCCCCACCTGCATGATAGGATCTTCCGATTTCAGTCAGACCAGAACCGTTCGTCGGGTTTCCGTTCTGAGTACCAGAATAAACTTGAACACCATTCAGGAACAACAGCAAGGTTTTGTTTGCACGAACCATTGCAACGTGATACCATTGATTGGCAGAAATCAGACCCGCAGGGGAACTGAAAATCTGATTGTAGGCATTCGAGTTTCCGCTGCCTACCGTACCAAAAATAGATCCGTCTGTATTGAGGAAAAGACCCCATGACGAGGATGTAGAACCATAGGTCTGATCTTTTTGGGCAATTGCATAGTTCCCAAGAACATCAACGTTGACCCATGCCTCAACAGTGAAGTCACCGACCGAAAGATCCAGGGCAGGACTGTCTGCTATGTAAAGATGCGAAGTGCTGCCGCCGCTTAGGTAAAGTGCAGTGAAACCAAATTTGTTCTTTGCACTCGAAATCGTCGCGTTCACTGCATTCACAGCAAGACCATTATGCGAGGAATCAAGGAAGCTAGAAGACCCGTTAGTCCCTTCCATATGCAGGGAAAGAGAAACGTTGTCGAAGTAATAATCAGCAACAAAGGCACTAAGAATCTTCGTAACATCTTCTTCTGCTGGTGTCAGAACATAATCGTTTGATGTGAAATAGTTCGAGGCAACATATGTGTTCTGTGCCGTCTTAACATCGGTTACAGGGACAGGATCAAAGATGTTCTTGAGCGGTGTATTGGAATAAGAATCAAAGGAGCCCTGAGAGTCGCTGAAGGATGTTGAATAATATTTCCCAATCGTGTCCGTGGAAATCTGATAATCTTCTACCGAAACGTTATACTGATTGAACGGATTGTCGTTGAAACTCTGAGAATCATTCTTGTTCAATGTCACAGTGTTTGCAACATCATCTGAAACAGACAGACCATCCTTGATGTCAAGGGAATAAATCTCTGCCAGATAAAGTTTCAGAGCACCAGAAAAATCAATATCTGAGTCTAGATTCAGATTGCCAAAGAAAATCTTTCCAGCCGGATGCATCAGATCACCAAAGGATTTTTTATAATCCCCCAGAGGAATCTGAGAATTAATCAGGTAGGAATAAATTTGGTAGAAATAAGAATCCTGCAGACGAATCGTAGGTTCAGAAATGTGACCCTGAATGGCTTCGTATTGCCCCGGATAAGTGTTGATTGTTGACGCAAAAGTTCGAATTGTTGCAGTGGATGCCGCGTATTCTGCCGGGCTGACATTCGTCTTTGTTCTGATGTTCGTCGGGTTGCTAGGATGATAATTAAACGACCCAGCACCAAGACCAAAATAAAGACCCGAGGAAGAATCCTCAAGATAATCCGACATGAAATATGAGGAAAGAGTTCCATGTGGAATCGGCTCAGTCAAAACCCCAGTGTCAGACATTGCGATTGAATCGGTGATCTTCACAGTCGTGACGCTTCCTGTCACGGAGATGTCGATGGAGTCAGTAATTGGTGCCGAGGTATATGGATTGATCACAATCGTATCCGAATCGGCCATGCCGTAGCCATACCCCAGAAACTGAACCCGCATGAGTTCACCCTTGGGACCAATGTCAATCACACGGAACAGAGAATTACTGATCGTTCCTGTGATGTGAAAAATTTGACCGACCTTGAAGTTTTTACCAGACGAAAGAATTGAAATCTTGTTGGTCGTCACAACCGCAGTCGCACGGAAGGAAATGTTCCCAAGGGAATCAAAACCTGTTAGAATGTCACCGGGGTTCAGGACAAAGTTAGATGACCTCTTGAAGAAGCATTCAACGATAGTTCCGCTGACTGTCTGGGCTCGATTGATTTTGACAGAGAATACCCCAGAAGAATTCGACCACCGAAGTGTCTCCACTGCATCAAAATATGCAATAGAGCCAATCATGATGTTCAGACGGAAAGACGATTCCTGAACCCAGCGGGAACCAGACGAAATGAACATCTGGTCCCTTGGAAAGGTGACGATTGCATCCTGATCATACACCAGACGAAAGAAAGCCTCAACAGATTTCTTTGTTCCCTTGGTCTGATAAAGATCAATCGCACGGCGCATCAACTGTCGCTTATTGGCCGCAACGTTGGATGGTAGCTTGGAGATGAACTCAGATCCGAAGAAAGATAGGAAATCGTCTAGGGTATTGTCAATTGTCCGATTCTCACGGAGATTCTTGGCAATAGAGAAAGTCTCCTTGCTCTGCCCCAGGAACTTGAAATAATACTGCATCAGGGTGACGAACAGGGGATTATTCGTTGCCTGATGCTCTGGCATCTGGGATGCCACAAAAACGTCGTTGTAATTAAGTTTCATCTGCAATGCTTACAGTTAGACCAGCGGCTGTCCCAGAATCAGAGGAATACGATGAATCATCGATGACTAGAATCTGATTCACGGATGGCGTGATGTCGATATTTGAGTTTTGCGGGGTAGCAGAAATCTTGATGGAAGTTTCACCCGAACCAAAGGCAGTCACCACCAGATTGTCGATTGTCATCATGTTTGAGCTATAATCAACTGTTCCAACGTTGGTCAGAATGATCGAGTTCGTCGAATAATTCAGAACGTTCAGATCGCCCAGACCATCATCGGCGAGAACACCGGAATATGTTACTCCGTTAATGGCGACATAGAAAACGTTCGAAAAAATCGTTCCCTTGACAATGGGGAGACCAAAGTAAATCTTCTCCGTGATCAGAGCAGAGAGCACAGGATAAATTCGCTTCTGTACCTTCATAGAAACATATGCAGAAAGAATCGAAGCATCCGTATCCGTGATTGTTGAAATCAGCTTTGAGTAATAGAAATTCTTCTTGAACAGGGAAATCGACTGGTCGAAATAGGTTTGAATGTTCGCAATCACCAGGGTCTGTAGATCACCGTTCAGAACAGAGTTAAGATCAGAATTTCTCTTGATCTGAACATTCAGATTCAGATAGACATAATCCGGATCTACGAATTCTGGATAAATTCCAATCGAAGAATATTCCTTCAAATAGGTAGAGATTTCTGTCTTCAGGGTATCCGAGATGGTCGTGTTGGATTTAGGTTGCACCGAAAGGAAAACCTTACCGTAGACCGGAGGATTTGCGTTCTCCCCTCCATAGACGTTCACCGATTTGACTGCCGCATAATTCTCCAGAATGTAGGAAGAATAATCGTTGGCCGTAACGATTCGGTTTTGTCGTTCAAAGGAAAGACGAGAATTATAACGAATCTCGTCAATCGTCTCTGCATCCCCTGCACCAGACGACGAGGATATCGTGGAGACCGTTGCGGTGCCATCTGCTCCATACGGAAGACCCGAGATTGCAAAGTTCTGTGCATACAGCGAAGATGTGTTCGCAGATGTCCCAGAGGATACCAGATAGGTGATCATCACCACATTGCCAGCGAGTAAAGCCTTTGAGATGACACCATCTCCGAAATAAAGCTGATATTTACCACCAGAATTTTGTTCCAGATAATAAACAAGGGAAGTAGAAAGAGTCTGTGTGATGTCTGAATATCGCACAAATTTTGTCTTTGCGCTTGACCCAGACGAATCTTTCACATAAACTCGGATCGTGGAGATGTCTACGTCCCCATTTGGAATAACAAACTTCTGCGCAGGATCGCCGACCGCTGTGATGGAATTTGTGACCTTTGACCCCTCGTGGAGAACCACAGAAGGAAAAGAGTATTCCCAAACATTCTGTGCAGATGCAGAATAAGAATCCACGGTGTAAAAGGAATAGGTCGTCCCGTTATATGAAGTCGTGAACTGGAAAAATTCTGGGATCGTGACAACTGGGGTCTGCAGAAGATTGTTCTTTAGCAGAATTGAAACAGTCGCCTGTGCTGACTGCTTGGAACGCGGGACATAGCCGAACTCATTTGCCCGAGAAACAACAGAGGAACGCTTCAGGGCAGTATCAAGGAAGGTTTCATTGAAGGCAGCATTCGTGAGCACCGCATTGTAGTGCGTATTGTATGCCAGAATGTTCATGATTGTCGAAAGGTTAGATCCCTCGAAATCATAGTCAGTGAATTCAGACTGAGCGGAAAGATAGGCGATGAGTTGGCTTTTGATCCCATCGAAATCTAGGTCAGTAACTTGGTTGGTGATGTTGTTCATGTAAGTCCCAGTTTTCTAGTATTTAGTCTGGGGAACGAAAGTGCTTGACAAGAATTCCCTCATGATCTACAATGCTCAGAACTATGGAGCAAAATATGGAACTGACTGACGCAGAAACGTTGATAGAAATCTGTTTTGGTACTCAAAGAATGTCCTATCAATACGAAACCGATGGGGTATATGACGGCAAAGTTTCCATGCACAATGGGAAGTCATGGGAAATCATATATGGAAAAGTGGATGGTTCAGAGGAAGCGACGGTGTTCTGGAAATGAATATTAGATTTGTAAAACTGACACTTTGTAATGCAGTGAATCTTGAGTTTGACAAAGAAACAAAATTCTTTTACTACTCCGACGATAAACTGAACTTTTATATGGGGCACCTGGGAATGTCTGCTGTATGGAAATGAAGAGAATAAATCTTGTTGTCAAGGAGGGGATCATGGTCTCAATCACATTTCGTGTCTACGGAGATGGTGCTTCCTATTGGGAAAAAGGAAAGGTCTATCGCAAAGGCGAATCTGTGGAGTGGCGATGAAAATTTACAGATCAGAAAGAATTGTCTCTGTGGTCTATCGAGAAAATCGCATATTCTTTGACTATACAAAGAAACTTGTTCTCTTCCAAACTAGACCAGGATGTTTTGACAAGAGGGTTTTGAGATGAAAATGTTTGCAGACAGAAGTCACCCATTTGATGTTGAAATATATTTCTGTAAGCACTTGAACCCAGGTTTTACATATTGGAAAGATGACGATTTGAGCATTCCTAGTTTAACGCAGTTCATTAGATAGAGATAAGATGAAAATCTTGATTTCCCAGAACTGGGGAACGAAAAGTGTTGACCTAGTGTTCTCAGAATACTGGGCACACTATTATGAAGACAACGACATCGTTACTCCACATAGGAGCGACGGCCCATTTTTAAGATGGAGATGAAATGACTCTGGTTCATTGGGATGAAGGAGAAATCCTTATCCAATATCAAGCAGGAGGAAATAATGCTGCATACGGCATGTTTTTCACCTACTGGGCGAACGGATGGTTTGAACCTATCATGCCTTACTCAGACCTTTCTGCGATGGATTTAAGGAGGGATTGGCGATGAGAATCTTAAAATTCACAAAAGACAGATTAGTTCTCATATCATTTCCAGATCTTTGCTTCGGTGACTCTAGAGAAAGATTCTTGATCACTATAGACGGAAAAACGGAGACAATCAATCTATGAAACTTAGCAAATCAAACTCAGTCAAGATAATTTATCTGGTGTCTTACTCCTTTTATCTGATAGACGGTGAAATGTCTGTCTATGATTTACGGAGAAATTCAAGGAACGATCAATATCTAGGAAGGTTCAGCACTTAGATGGAACTCGACAAAATGAACCCATCCGATAAATTCGCCAGAATAGGATTTCGAGGAATAGGAATGTACTTCGATTATAACAAGACAGAAACAATAGTTTTCCAAAATAATGCACGGGGAATTTGGATGGTTTGGAGATGATAGTAGATCGATTTGACGGAGGTGTCCTACATCTCACTTTTGTAAAATTCAAATTCTATTATTCCGTGTATTATTTGAGCGTCATTAAAACAACGGAGTTAGGAATGACCCCCAAGAGTTTGAAACAGAATATCGTACAAATGGAACTTAGATTTTTCAAAACAAAGATAGCGAATTTTCTCCTAACTTCTTTTCCAGAAATTGCCTTCGTTCATAACGAAGGAAAATTGACTATCTTGAAGTCAAACGGGAAACCAGTCACAATCCAAATAAAATAAAAACCCCCAAGGACAGACATCCAAGGGGGTTTCTTTTATTCACACGTGAATACTCAACGAACTTTGTCTAGCGAGATGTTGACTGTCGTGGTCTTCGTGGTTCCAATGATCGTGTATGCAATCGTCACATCATATCGATGACTTTCCTGAACGCCCGTCACAGTCACAGAATTCAACTGGATCCTAGGCTCAAACTTGTTCAGCACTTGGATCACAGAATTCCTCAGAATTTCTTCTGTGATCATCGTCATCTGTCCGAAGAGAGCATTGTATGCCTGACACGAAATCTCAGGGTGCATCGGATGGGAGTACGGAGGTGAGAGTATCAGGTTAGACACGCTATTGCGAACCGCATTCTCATTAGTCTTTACACCAATGTCATGTGTGATCGGATTCATTTCAAACGAAAGGTCAATGTCCTTGAACGTTTTATTTGTTCGAGAGATTGTCGAAGTAAAACTCATTTCTTTTCTTTCTTATGCGACATTGACCAACGTGTTACTGTAAGCCTTGTTGTTGTAATACGTGAGTTGCATTTTCCTGTTAATCTTGGAAGAATACGAAATGTGCAACCACGGCAAACCAGAGCCCGTATTGCGATATTCCGCGATGATCTGGTCATATGGCACCAATTTCTCGATGTCCTTGATGATCGCAATGTAATCGGCTTTATTCGCACCCTTGAATTGACAGTCGGCTGCCTGTCCGCTGCAATGCTGAGACCCCTTTGAATATGTTCTAAAACCAGAGGTCACGAACATATTAGGATATCGTTTCTTAATCGGTTCCAACACATACACAGCAAGCAGTTGCAGATTAGCAACAATCTCGCCTTCTGTCAAACCAAATTGTGCGACAACTTTTGTTGGCATCGCAGGAGCATAGGCAGACAAATCACCCAAGGTAAAGTTCTGGGACAACTGGAAAGATGTCGGAAAATTACTCAATCCCTTGATGTAATCTGTATTCACTACAGAAGTTGAACCTTCAGTTTTTACATCAGAAATCGGAGAAGAATTATCCGGCAATGTCACCCCAGTATCCTTGGTGTCTGACTTCGAGATAGTTCCCATTGCCTCAAGGTCTGCAAATGCCTGTTCAGTGGTGTACTGATCATTCGGTGCCTCAACCTTCAAATATTCTGAATCAGAACGAGAAGGAGGAAACAAATCCTCAATAACGACTTCGGAGACATATTCACGACCCTCAAACGGCAATCCTGCATCAGAATAATCAGCAGTAACTGAGCCACCTTCTTCCAGACGAATTCCGGATGGTGCATCGGCAAGGATAGAAGCAGATTCCGACTTAATAGAAACAACGTTCTTGGCAGTCAGATTCATTTCACCATCATTGACCTTCAGATTGATCGCATCATCTGCCTCATGGTAAATCACTGGAGCACGAAGCGAAATTGCCTCCCCTGCTGCGATGTTAATCGTCCCCTCTGCGTTCATTGCGATGTCATTGAAGCAATGAAGGTTCGTGTTTCCATGAACTTCGATATTTGCATCTGCACCTATGAAAACATTGCATTCACCAGAGACCGAGACATTAGCCTTGCCCTGAATGTGGATATATCCGTTGTTGTCGATGATCTGGTATGATGAGCCAATGATTCGATTGACCTGATTTCCCGCAGCATCCATCTCAAGGAAAGTCCCCTTATTGTGCCACAAATTAATTCGTTCACAGCCCGGCGTATCATCAAATTCCATGACGTGCCCAGTCTCTGACTCAAAGACCTTGTTGTAAGGATACTGAGCAGCAAATGGATTTGACGGTTGATCAAAGGAACCACCGTTGGGCAATGGAAGACCAAAGGCACGATCACCGGATTTGTATTCAGCAGCAGAATCTAGAACAACACCACGGGCCAACTTGTTCGTATCCTGTTCACCGGCATAGGTTGCAAAAGGATATTCGCCCAGAGGGTCAATGAATCCGGTGTTTCGCTTAGAGACATAAGTCTTGTTCGCTGCATCCTTGGATGCGTCAAAAGTTCCACCATAGGTTGTCGCAGCCTCATCGACATTTCTTGCCTTAACTTCTCCGTCACAAAGTTTCAGGAGTTCTGTCTTTTCTGAAGCATATCGTTTCTGAATACCCTGACGAATTGATTCAGAGGAAGATGCAAAATATGTGCCAATGTTCGCTAGCTTATAATCCATGACCAAGTTGACGACATCCTTGTCTGTCAATTGAGTTCGATCCTTCAGGGGATTCAGGAACACCGACAATTTGTTGGGACCAAACTGAACTGATGTTGACCAGATCATGTCCTGCACGGCAGCAGAATATTGGGAAAGATCACAACCTTCACGCTTCAGCTTCGAGAGCATGACAACGTAATTGTTCTGCTTGATGAAGTTATGTTGATCTTCCTTAAAAGCTGCAGGATTGTCTGCGGCGACTTTCTTCCACACCAAGTCGAAGGCATCTGTGCCTGGGGTGAGGCCATCGAAGAGAGAAGAGAAACGAGACTGGGTAATGAACTCAGTCAACTGTGTTTTCTTCGCATCCTTTCGAGATTGACCATTCGGCATTTTCTTAGGCAAGAATGATGCCAACTGATAGCAACCATAGGATGCACCACCGGGATCGTTCAGAGTCTTGTAATTGTTGATCACACCGGGACCACGGCCACCGGATTCGTATTTTTCAGAAGTCTGCCCTAGTTCCCAACCAGAGGGCGAGGAAATGGCATCTGTACGCACAGGATCGCCCCCAGAATCGACTAGAACACCTTGCTTAGACTCTGCCCCATAAGTTGCGTCTGCGGGCGTTGGTGGGGTTGTATTGGGCTCTACGTAGGTAGGTGACTGAAACGATCCAATGACACCAAAGAAGACAGGCATCTGCTTGTCCCGAGAATCCATGAAGTAACCCACGACCCAGGAACCAGGAACGACACCCAGCGGAGTATGCCCTACACCAGAGTTGCCAGCCGAAGTGATTGGCTGAATCGGAAATGCCCAAGGAAGATCCTCAGTCGGCAATTCTGTCTTGTCTTCTGTGTGGTAACCGAAGATGCGAATCTTGCAACGACCTAGCATTAGAGGATCGTCGCGTCCTTCAATCACAGCCACAAACGTTTCAAACAAGGATTTTTGAAAGATGTTTTCTTGACTCATTTCACGTATCTCCAACCAACCGGAGGATTTTTCCTAGTCAGTCTTTTTCTAATATTCGTCGGAGCAATCCCATAGAAATCGGCTGCTTGTTGATATGTAAAGAAGCAGCATTCTGGAGTCTCGATTTTCATGTCAACTTCACCGAAAGCACGTTTGACCATTGTGGATTTCTCTAAACCTCTTTTTGTTGCTTCGCGATCGCTTCTCAGATTTTTCAAGCTGTTGGCACAAGGCATCTTACCTTTCATGGTTTCGCTTCTTTGTTTCGCTAATTTTTCTCTCAACTCTGGATTAGCTTTCATGTATTCAGCCAGCCTATTTCCTTCTCCCCGCATCTTTTCTCTGTCTTCTTTTGTGATTGGTTTCTTGCGAATATTTTTACCCTTCATTCTTTCAGAATTAGCCGCAGAGTGAAGTCGTTTTGCTTTCTCAACATAACGAGAAGATTGTCTGTCTTGCAAACCATTCACGTTACACATTCTCCAGAAGCCACAGATTAATTTGTATTTTGCTTCACCAGTTGTGAATTTTGTCAAAAGCCAATGGCAAACATAATGTTCACGTGCCGAAAGATAAACATAATTCCTACGATCTTTCTTTGACATTTCATTCCCCATTGGCTTTCTCAACAATTGACCTGTAAATTCGATAGTAACGATTATGTGTCACAAATTCACCCAGCACATCAAGATAGAGAAACTTAGCCTCTTCGCTGTAAGGAGCGCACTTGAAGTTGAACTTTTGGTCTTCGCGGTCTTCTGCAACACCGACCCATGTCTCAAACTGGTTCTTCTGAAAAATATTCTCTTGACTCATTGTAAAATTCCTTTACTGTATTTATCCCTTGACGGCATCTTCTCAATGCAATACAATGCAAAACGAAAAGACGAAAGAGGCTCCCATGCAAATCATTAAGCAAAATTCGGAAAGAGTCAAAATTCTCTGGAAAACAAAGATCAAAACTCTTGAAAACAAACTCGCATACCATGCATATCAGACAGACGGAACAGTTTACGTCGATCTTGCAAAAAGAGGTAAATGGAGATAAAAGAAAACCCGCCGAAGCGGGTTTTTCAATAGTTCTTTCCGATTGAGTCTTTCACAATCTCAAGAGTCTGCATGTAGCGATTCTGTGTGATCTTATGTCGAATCGACCCGACCAAGTAGAGACCAGTGAAATATTCATCTACGTTCACACCATCCAGGGCAACATCTGCGGTTTCCTTGTCGCCTGCTTCTGGCATCTGGAAATAAATCACAGAACCACACTCAAGATCGGAACGACCTGGAACGGAGATTTCTAGACGGAAGGTCGAAGCATAACCGGAGAGCAAGGAATTTCGATTCTGAGTGATCTGGTTCACTCGTTCGTTCGCATTGTTGATCGCACCATCAAAAAGTCTTGGATGAGAAATCTCCACGTTCACATTCGTGAGAGGTGAACGGTATTGATAAGGCGTGAATGTCGGATTATCCTGAAGATGAGTGTACTTCTTGAAATCCTTGATGAAGTCAAAATCGTTGTATCGATAAGTCTTGTTCACGATGTCAACGTTGATTTGCCGATTCGCATAATACCCCGTATGCATTAGGCGCATTGTATCAAAGGAATCAAGAACCTTCATGGATTCCACAATCTTGTAATCCACATTCACTGGTGCTGGGGTGTATTCTGCCCCGGAAATTTTCACAGTTCCCCCAATCGTATTACGCTGGTTCTTGGGGATCATGTAATAATCTGCTGCCACAACACCGGCATCTTTGTATTTCTTGATAATCTCGGAGATTGATGAGAAATAATGATTTTTGTTTGTCTCAAAGAAAAGAACATCACAGGCATTCTGAACCGAGCCCATTGTCTTCGAGGCAAGCCAGGAAAGATTCTTCACACCACCCCAGCCCATTGAAGTGTACTTCACTAGATTCGAGGAAGTAGTTGAACAGATTAGTTCATTATTTTCCGTCGATTCAGCCACTGCTGTGATGTTCCCCTGCTCGTCTCGTGTGAACTCAAAAGCCTTCGAGGTCTGCAGATAATCACGATAGATTTGGTCTGCGATCTGATTCGTATTCCCGTTATAGGTCTTGTAAATCCTAATCAGAGAATCAAGCTGCGCCTCTGGTGCCACAAAATGCAGGATATAGGTCTGAATTCTATCCGACGTAACCATCTCACGATTTTCGAGTTTGTAGATTCGGAAATTCTTACGAGTGGAAACATCTGTTGCCTGGGTTTCAAATTCAATCGTCAGATACTCTTCACCAATGATCGGAAGTTTTTCAATCAGACCCAAGGAGTCGGCGATGATCATGTTACCAGACATGGAGGGAGAGAAAATATCCTCAAAGATATTCAGTTCCAAAAAGTGCGGATTCATGTCATAGGCAGCACCAGAGGACGTAACGATGACAAGATTCTTGATCGATACATCACCGGCAAAAGAAGAACCTTCGATGCTCATGTGGAAATCACTTTCTGAAAGTCATCGACAAACTGGGAAACAAAGGAAGGCTTCAGAAGTTTGATTAGACGCTTCTTTTCGTTCTCATCTACTTCGTACTGAAGATTCGAGACCGGAATCACGTCAACCAGATCGATGTCGCTCTGATCACGAATGAGGCCCTTTGAATCAACATAGTGATGTGTAGCAAAAATATCTGTGTATTTCTTTTTTGCGACCTCAACAAGATCCTTATACGCAAGGCACCAATCATCCGTGGGGTCAATGATTTCATTGGTCATCAGAATGATCCAGTGGAGATTCGAGGAACCGTATTGGGTGAATGCAATATCCTCTGGTCGTTCTCCATCTACGACAGAATAAGAATCATAGATAAAGTTTGAGGTTGTCAAATAATCGAGGATTTTCACCCTGGTTGTGAAGTCAACGATATAAAAGAAATTCTTTTTGTCAAAGGAATAATCAGTAATGGGGAACAGGGAAAAGTAAGCACTCATGTGGTTCCTTAATAATTTGAGTCGTTGACAAGATCGCGGGTCATCGGAGACAGTTCACGGAAAGTCAACTCCATATTGATTTCTACTGGAGCGCCATTGTCAAACGTGGCAAACTTCTGACCTCCATATTCAACGGTTAAATCCGTAAGAGCACATGTGGCTATTCTGGAGATGTAAGGGTTTTCACTACCGTTAGAATAGAAAGCAATCGAAAATTCGGACGGCGAGATATAGAAAAAGGAGTTGCTAGACAGTTCAGGGTGCATATGGGTTTTGAACGTCTTGATGATGTTCTGAACCGAATCTGTCTCCGACTGCGATTTAGGCATAAAGGTATACCGAAACTTGAAAGTTCTGAAGTCAACAGCTTCAAAAAGAATCTCACGGAAAGGATTCAGTGTCTGTCCAGTTGCTTTCTGATACGCTGCACGGAAATTCTTGTTTCCGTATTTTGAGATAAGAGCTGCTGCACCAGCCTGAACACCATCACGAGATGTCATGGCATCAGTGATTGAGTCTGCACCAGACAGGGCACCCAGGAGGGCACCGATCTCGCCTTCTGCGTATTTGATGCCGTAATGGAATGCAGGGGATTCGTTGATGTGTAGACAGATGCAGGATGCAATGCGATACATCGTATCGGTATCCAAAACTGCTTTTGAAATACCGTAACCAAGACCCGCACCAGCAGCGCCCCCAACAACTGCACCAACTGCTTTGTAACCAGGAATTTTAGCACCCAGTTTTG